GTTATATTTAAACCCATTGCAGGTCATTGTTTAGCGCCCTACTTCCATTTCTCCCGTCAAGATGGCGGACATTAACAACGGTAGGAATGTTCCCCCTCATAGTGTTAACGCAGGCTATGAGGGGATGATTGATACTGCGTCCATTAACAACAACAGGATTTTAAGGAAGGCTATCTTCGGCTACAAACCGGAGATGTTGAACTCTTTCTCACAAAAGACCATCGATCGTTTGGTCTCAGGATCGCGTGCGATAGCAGCTTTTCAGTTGTGGCAAAGACTAGGACCGTTGTTCAACAGTGTGGTTGACATGTCAGCAGGTGCTGGAGCTGAAATGGCCGTGGCTTCAAAATTTATTTCTGATGTCACGGCATACGACTCTGATCCGAGTTGTGTTTCTATGAGTAGGGAATCCCCTCTGCTTTTTAATGTTTCGGAAAACACCCCTTATGGAAAACGGGATATCGTTGTTCTTGACCCTTACTGGGGTCACCGTTACGAGAAGGAGAGTAGGATTCTATGCTTAAATGAGGTATCATGGTTTTGTGATGTGTTGCGTAGAGCAAACCCATATGATCCTCATATTGTGGTGGTAAAAGTGCCCAAGTATGTTAAAGTTAGGTGGCTTGAGCGTGTTTTACATGTTCAATTCACCAATTGCAACACTGGATACTTGGTGATAGCAAAGAGGAAATCTGGCGATTTGATTCCTATCATTCAGGCTTTTGAGAATGATGACAAAGTCAGATTGTCAATTTATTATCCAGACACCGTCGACATTTTGCAGCGCCACAACGGATACATTTTTAAAAACAACCACGCAGCAGAGAATATGGAATACTGTTACAGTTTGGACCATAAAATAAACAACACAACAACAGATTCATCACCCTCTATCTCTGCAGAGGATGATGAGATTGAGTCAGTGAGAGTTGAACTACATGAGCAGCGCTTACATGACTTGAAGGAAGGGTACACAGAGGATGCAGAGGAGATTGAACAGGAAGACGGGAATAATCCCGTAGTGATTTTGATGACAGACGTGATTAAGACTTCTTTTGGCTTGGATTATGTGCCTGAAGTCATGAAGCCAGTGATTGATTGGCTTAGCTCTCTTGATTTAGAGAGCGCCCTCAAGGCTTTTCTTGAGTACTTGAGGAAGTGGCTGCCCGAGAGATTTAAACAATTCTCGGGTATGCAGGATGATTGTTCTATCGAGACGGCTCTGGAAGATTGGGGTCTTCCATCCTACCTTATCGATGCAGTCAAGAGTATCCTGACAGGAGCAAGCGCATCTGTAGTGAAAATGATTAAGGAGCTGCTCATCTTGGTCTACGGAGGTGATTTGGTTGATGACTTTCCTAGAAAGACAAAAACATCATGCTTCTCCAGAGACAGGAGGGTTGTAAGGCTTTCTGACTCATTCATGGAAGGTTCAGGATTTTGGTATAAGGGAGTGTTTGTCACTGCTCATCATGTGACAAAGGGCCATCCTGTGATGCTGAACGGTGTCAAGGTGCGGTGCCGAGGTAAAGACACCCTCAGGGATTTGTGTTGGTACGGAGGAGATTTACCTGCCTTCAGTAAAGCTAAGGTTGGAATGAAATTGTACATTTCCACCCCTAACTTTCAGCAAGAGGGCGTAGTAATCTCCACCGCTCCACTACAGGTCAAATTCAACACGGCACCAATTCCGTCCTTGTCTGGCTCTCCGCTGTATGATTACTCTGGTCGCATTTATGGAATTTATTCTAATCATCTACCAGGGTACGGAGCTTACACAACCATTGAAACATGCGGTGTGTGGGTTGACACTGTCGTACAAGCTTTGGAAGAGAAGCCTCATTTTAGCGTGATGGTCCCTTGTGGTTCTGGCAAGTCAACGTATCTCATGCAAAAGCTAGCTTTATCAGGCTACAAAGTTGTGTGCGTAGGGCCAAGGGCGGCATTGCCTGGAGAGTTGTCCAAAATCTCCTCTAAGGTTCGAGGTTTAACCTGCAAAGGATTTGCTGGAGAGGATAAAATTGATGATGCCGGATGTAATCTCATCTATATCACGCACGGGAAATTTGTCAGCGCCTTGGAACGTAATCCAGAGAGATTCGATTCCTATGACCTTATTGCGATAGATGAAGCTCACGATAATACTGCACTGACTAAGGCCTGTATCCAGTGGGTGGATTGTGTCTGGAATGTGAAGCAAGGGAAGAAATCTCTCTTGCTAACAGGTTCACCGACAGGCAACATCTTCACCCCGTTGGCAGAGACTCTAACACGTTATCCGGTGGAGAGAAAAACGATTCCATTTAAAGAGGCTTTGAATGTGGACGAGATGGCAGCACATATACAGGAGGTAACGGAGCAGAAGGATATTCATGTCGTTCAGGTGCCTTCAATGAAGTATGCGAACAGAGTCATGACTAAGCTCAAAGCTGACGGGTTCAACATGGATAGTTTGTTGATATCAAGGGCCACAGTTAATGAGAAAGGATTTGACTACTTCTCGGAACGAGCCAAAAAGGGGTCTTGTGTTATGCTTGCCACTAATGTTTTGAATGTTGGTTACACGCTCCAGCTAGATAAGCTGACTTTGCAGGGGTCTTTGTGTGAAAGTGAAGCAGATAATGGAGCAATAAGCTCTATTGAAGTTCGCAATCTCAATGGACCTGAGAAAGCTCAGTGGATTGGTCGAGCCGGTCGAGTCAAGCCTGGGACAGTCTTCATCCCTGATGTGAAATGGGCGAAAGTTCATCTCACTTCAACTGAAGGACGGCTTCTTGAAGCTTATCTGATCTCTCTAGGGATTTCAAAAACTGGGCTTGTAGGAGGAGTTCCTTGCACTGTTGCACGTTCCAGAGTTTTGACAAAGCTCCCGATGACTGTTAATCAAGGGTTGGCCATTGTTGATGATTCAGGCATGGTTTACGTAAAGAATCCTGAGACGGTAGCCTACCTGAAAGAGAACAAAATCGTCAGTATGGTAGGAAACTATGAGACGAGGGAGTTCACAGACAGTAAAGGGAATGTGTACCGAGGCACGGATAGCGGATATGATCCTGGAGCAAAGAGCTTTAACGAGTTGGAGGGTTTGAGTCAGGTCAAGACAGGTTTTTTCTCTTCAGGCATCCTTGCAGTAGTTGTGTTTAGCATGTACAAAACCCTCAAAAGGTCTTGTCTTGAATTATATGACGGATGGACGTGTTCAACAAATTTCCAGCGAGCTCCCACTAACAAGGAGCCCCCTGTTCCTTTGCAACCAGGTATTATGTTAGGCAATTTTGGGACTTCTGTTTCAGATGATGATGCGTTTTTCGACACAATTTCTACTGGCTGGATTTCCGATTTCATGTATTATTTGTTGAGTATGCTACCTAGGATTTTTCCTAGCCACTACAAGGGAGTGACGGTGATGACAAAGCCTAATGAGATGAAGCTTGGTTTGATGAT